CTTGAGTTAAACCTTCCACCATCCAATCTAAAGCTTCTACAAGCTCATTGACATCTCTAGCTAATGCTTTTCTATACTCAAGATCAGTTTGAGTTTGTCTATGGACTTTTAAAAGCCATTCTTTGGTGTCGGGTTCTTTATTTTTCATTATTAATCATTCTGACAGATTTAAGACTTCGAGTGTTTGCATCAAATACAAATTCAATATTACACCTATTTGATCGTCTTTTGTTGGTGGCGGCACAAAGACCAACTTTGTCATAAGCCCTTAAAAATACAGAATAGGGTGCAATTATATCTTCTCTTGGCGGAACTGCCGTTTTTGCTACTTCTTGAACATTGAGTTCGCCATTTAATTGACGAACCCAAGTTTCTAAATTTCCCATTGTATTATCTTGTGTCATTTCTTGTCCTTAATAAAATATATGATTTGCTATCGCTATCTTAACTTCTTTTTGTCTTGCCCAAAAAGGTTTTTGCATTTGTTTGGTGTGATACCATTTTGCACCCCTAGTTGGATCGCTTATCCTTCTTTCTAAAATCGCTTTTGCAAGCGGCTCTAAATAAGCTATTTGTGTTTGTGTCGGCATCCCATAATCAAGAAACTGATATTGAGCTGGTTGTTTCATCACTTGACAAATAGTTTTCGGATAATTTGGATCGGCTTTGCGGTTAATCGCAGTATAAGCAACTGCAACTTTTCCAACATCAGGTTCACCGCGAGCTTCGCCAAACATAATTGCTGATAGACATAAGATTTCATTTATCATTGTCTTTCCTAAAATGTTACTGATACAGACGGCTCATCCAAGAATCTATGCTGATTTAAATAAGTGCTGGCATTTGGTATGAACTGTCCACCCTTCTCAAACCATTGCTTGCTTTCTTTCTGCCAAGCTAAAGTTTTAAGAACATCTTGTAAATTAGGTCTTATCTTATTCCAAGATTTCTTTGCTGCTTCTTTACCGACCTTTTTTGGATACTCTTGCCAAAATATATCAAAATCGGTGTATATATCTTTATGGTTATTAGTTATTGGTTCTTGGTTATTAGTTATTAGTTGGTTGAACATCCGTTGAACGCCCGTTGAACGCCCGTTGGAATTCGCCCGTTTCTCGGCACTCTTACGACCTGCTGCCGCCGCAGAATCTATCCGTTCGTGATAGAATTTAATCTCATCATCACACCTTCTTTGAATAAAACCAGCTTCAGTTTCCATAAAGAAATCTTTAAGCACATTTTTAATAGCATCCTTTTCATCTTGTGTCCTCGCAGTAAGTAATCGGAATATTTTGTCTATATCTAATGGAAGTGGTTCTTCATTGAGATAGTATTGATCTAATAGTTGATGATAACAACCATGCTCTAGTAAGGTTAGATGCCCTGTGTCAGCTCTGTAGTCTGATATATTGTGTTGATAATAATGCAATTAGTTTCACCTTTCTTTTGTCTTGTCTTTTTTATTATTAAACGAATTCTATCCTTCGCGCAAGTATTTTTGTATTATTTTTTGTGCTTCCTCAAATCCATAAGCCACTTCTGCACCATAACCCATTGATTCGGCTAAATTAAGGAAGTCTTCTTGGTTTTGTTGCAATCTTGCACTTTTATCCTTCTTCATCTCTATAAATAGCCCATGAAGACCATTTGCTGGGATCATAAGGAACAAATCAGCCACCCCTGCGGTTACCCCCTCTTGTTTTAATTTAATGGCTGTGCCGATATGCCTAGCGCCCCCATTTGGGATAGCCCATAAACATTTAGCCATTAATGGATATTGAAGTCGAAACCATTTAATAAGCAAAGACTGTGCCAGGTGTTCGTTATTTTTCATAAAAAAAATTTGACACAAAGATTGAAAAGGGTATATTAGCACTTGTAACAACTTTAAAGGAAACGATATGAAACTACTAACAGCACTATTAATTGCACTACCCATCGCTTCATTTGCAGGCGAATCACCAAAGCTTCGATACAATTGGACTGCTGATAAATACAATTATGCACCCAAAGAAGCAAAGCTTAAATACAATTGGACTGCCGACAAATATGAATTTGTTGCGCCCAACTCAAAACTCAAGCACAATTCACAAAGTGGTAACTATGAGTATGTTCAAACACAAATTGATCCATATAAATCTGATATAGGAGCTGAATAATGAGTAAAGATACTAAATTAGCTATCATTTATGCAATTGCGACACTTTCATACTTTGCAATATGTCTTTATATATTAACCCCAATGGTTATGGATTGGATGGGTAAATAAATGTTGCCAAATCAAGAAGATAAGGATAAAATAACCACAAATCAACAAGTTACGGGAGCTTCTATGGCTGACCAGCAACGAGAGATGCAACACAAGATTCATATTCGCACTATGATGAATCCTGATCCTGATTTTTTAGACCTTGAACCTCATATTTCTTTACAAGAACTTATTGAGCATCATATTACTTTTAATGCTGAAGTCTTTTCTGATTTTTATGATGAGATTACACTTCAGAATCAAGTAAAAAATATTCTTTATGATCGTGAAGATGATAAGCTTGGTCGCATTAAAGATTTATACGATGCAGAAATTAAAATACTTGCAAAGTTTATATCTGAAAACTATGAAACAAATACCTTTGCGAAATGGGCTTATGAAGATACAATGTCGCATGTAATTTAACGAAACTTTTTAGGACAAGATAAGATGAAAACATCCGAAAGCATTAAACAAATAGCTGAGGCTTTAGTATCCGCGCAAAAAGAAATTAGATTTGCCGTTAAAGATTCAACTAATCCTCATTATAAATCCAAGTATGCCAATATTAATTCAGTTATTGATGCTGTTAAAGCGCCACTCAATAATAATAATATTGCTATTCTTCAATCATTAAGTCCATCAGACGACAATAAACTCCACCTGACAACGAGGTTACTCCATAGCTCGGGTGAATGGCTGGAAGATACTGCCGTCTGCCCTTTACAAAAGCAAGATAGTCAAGCGCTTGGAAGCTGCGTTTCTTATATTCGTCGTTACTCGATTTCTAGTTTTCTTGCTCTTTATGCAGACGATGACGATGGTCAATCCGCAGTTCTTAATGCAGCAGATTATCTTCAAAAAATTAGTCAATCACAATCTTTAGAAGAACTCCAGGCAAATTATAATTTTGTGATGGGCGAAGTTAAGAATGACAGAACTCTATCTAAAATGGTTATTGAAGCTAAAGACAAAAGAAAGGCGGAGCTATGAAAAATATAGAATTAAGAGATTACTTTGCGGCTAAAGCTATGCAAGGTCTGTTATCAAATCCAAAATTAGAAAAAAGGCTTATTGATGCGGGTGGAGCAAAAACAGGATGGATTGAAATTAATGCTTATGCTTATGCAGATGCAATGATGGAAGCTAGAGAGGAAGACTGCTCATGATTGACGGATTAAGAAACTCTAATTTTTATGGTGTTGAATTAAAGTATTTAGATTCAGAACTTATGGCAATAGAAGCCCGTAAAACAAAAGTTGAAATGCTTAAAAGAGAGCTGGGTGAAAAATATATCCTAGCCCCACTTTACGGCAAACTAAAGAATCAAAGACTATGAATGGCGCTTATTCTTATAAAGAAAGGAATAATGTCGTCAATATAGCGGAAGTATTGTTTGAAGCTTATTGTGCAACTAAAGGTTATTTTTATAGAAGATTAGGATTTGATGAGAAAAATGATCCCATCCCTAACTTTTATGATTTAAATACTTTTATTAGAAATATGCCTGACTTTTATATTAATAATAATGGCAAAGCTGCTTTGATTATGGTTAAAGGAACTGCCAATATTAAAGCTTCAGAAATTAAAATGTTTCCAATGTTTATGGAATGGTATAGCTCTGAAAAATGCCCTTTGCTTTATGCTTTTTGTTTTAAGGATCAGAAGCCTTTACTTCTTCATCCCGATAAAATAATAAGTCTTTATGAAAAATCAACCGACCAACAATGGCACGATGGCGTAACTTATAGGAACTTAAACTTAAATGGATAGAATAATAAGAAATATAGCTCAAGGCAGTCCTGAATGGATGGCTTTAAGAGTAGGTAAGATTGGCGGATCAAGAATATCTGATCTTTTAACCTAAGGTCGAGGTGGCGCTGAATCTTTAACTAAAAGAAAATATAAGAATGAATTGATTAGAGAAAGATTAACAGGGCGCAAATTAGATACCTATAAAACCCCTGCAATGCAACGAGGAATCGATTTAGAACCTATGGCTAGGGCATGGTATGAAGTTAAATATAATACCTTTGTGGATCAAGTAGCAATCGTTTTACACCCTACTATTGAAGGTGGTCAATGCAGCCCTGACGGAGTGGTTGAAGCTACCAATTCCTTAATTGAGATCAAAATACCCAATCCTGAAAACCATTTGGATAACATCCTAACAGGCGGTAAACAATTAGAACAATATTATGACCAAGTGCAATGGCAATTAGCTTGTATGCCTGAAAAAGAATTTTGCGACCTTGTATCTTATGATCCTGAAATGCCCGATCATTTGCAAGGATTCGTAAAGCGTATTTATCGAGATGATGAGTATATTAATAACATGCAGAATGCGGTGATCGCCTTTTTGTCTGAAATAGAAACTATTGTAAATAACTTAAAGGAAATACAAAATGGCAATAACTCATGATTTAATCGCTAAAACAGGCGAGTATGTAAACAAAGATGGCGAAACAAAAGCTCGCTGGACTAAAGTTGGAGTTGCAATGTCTAATAAACAAGGCGGCACTTCACTTCTTATTGAATCTATCCCTGTCAATTTTGACGGCTGGGTAACAATGAGAGAACCTCAACCTAAAGAAGGCGGATCAGAAAATAAAGCTGACTTACCATTTTAATGATTTTACTGATGGCATAAGTCTTTATATAAACCATAATTGATTTGCAATATTTATTAATTAAGGAGTTTATTATGGCTTGGACTAAACCATCAGCTACAGAAATGAGATTTGGATTTGAAGTTACTATGTATGTTATGAATAAGTAGTAGCTTTAAATAAGGTGAATAGCGTTCCTCAGAAAAACTTATCCACCAATAATTAAGGGGCTTAAAATGCCCCTTTTTTATTTAATGTAGTGATCGCCTTCTGAATTAATACCTATAATATTTGCTTTATCTTCATCCCAGCATACAGTTTCATCAGAATCATAAAACATACTATCTTCTTTATGATTTTCTTTAGAACCCCAAATCCTATCCCAGCCATTATCAAACTTTTTTTTCTCTTTAAGTTTTGGAGTTGATCCTTTACCAGCTTCGCTATATTTACTCATCTATCACCCTTTTATAAGTTCTTTTAATCCAATTAGCAAATAATATCAATTCATTGTTATTAGCGCAATGCTTCATTGTATTAGCTCTATGACTAATAATTTGGACATTGCCTTTAATATAACCTTTGTCATTATCAATGCGGTCTAATGATGGCGAGCCTGCACCTGGTCCGCCTTTTCTACTATTTTTAACTAATGGGATTTTTAACACAGGACATAGTTTAGGAATAACTATATCGGAAACTTCTAAATTAAATTCAATGCCTTTTCTTCTAGCTCTATATCTAGCTTGTCCAAACAGGACTTTTTCTTGATGACTTTCTCGGTATTTTTGACAATACCCTTGATGTCTTATTTTGTTTTTTAATGGCATTATTTTTTAATTTTAGAATTGATCCATTCATAGATTCTAATGCAATACCAAACAATTGACAGAAGCGCTGCAATTGCTGGTAAGAATTTCATTATTGCTCCAAAAGCCGTAATTCCCGAAACTGTATCTAATACATGTTTCGTGTGATCTTCCATATTCATTTTCATTTCTTTCTACTAATTAATAATATTGCGTTCAAGAGCAGCGTAAAGACTGTCGCTAGAAGATATATAGCAGATAGAGCCACAAGATAATAAAATAACCAAATAATGTTTATTATCGTAGTAATCAGAGCCAATATCTTTGATTGTTTTATTTTGTAGAAAATCGAAGATGTCATCGATGGTTTCATGGGAATTTTGCATTCAAACTTTCTATCACTATTTCAGGACTGACAAATTTATTTGCATCATGTTCCGTTTGTTCCCACCATAAGAATTGGTTTTGAACCAAATTATTCCGATCCTTTAAAAGATTGATATTTTCAGGATGTCCAAATATCAGAGGATCAGAAACAGACCATAGCACTATACCATATTTTTTACAATCCCAACCTAAATGTTGAAAAAAAGAATCACAAGATATCCATGTCTTGCACTCATAGACAAGTTCTCGCAATTCGGATAGCGATAAATTCTTTCTAAAATCTTCAACTAATTGTTCTTCACCTTCTATGCCTACTTGAACTATAGGTTCTTTAATTAGTCTAATGAGTTCCTTCCAGTAAGGATAATTTTTAGCATTAGTCTTACCACTTTTTAAAGCTTTAGAATATGGGCTAATGATAATCATAGATACATTTTTCTATAAGCATCTTCTAAACTACCTTTCCATTTCCATTGATGCATTTTAATATAAACATTCCATGGATCAATATTGCCAAATAACTGATGCGCTTCCGCAATAGATTTGCCTGGCACTATTTCAGAATAACAAGTAAATACTTCTGCATTTTTAATTTCAGGCAATACATGGGTAAAGACTATATGATCGCCCATGCCACCTGTTAATATCACAATCTTTTTATCACTATAATTAATTAAATTATTAAATAAAGTTTCATCCTGATTGTAAAGCTGTTGATTGGTTTCGCTTCTTATTCCGCCATTTGGATTTTTTAAATGCCAAGTATTAGCATTAGGCACTGCAAGAATCTTATATCCTTTTTTAAACAGTCCATAAGTAAATAAAGTTTCTTCTCTATGCGCTACTCTTGAAAGTCCTAAATGATAATCATGCACCCCAGCTCTGTAAAGAAAAGAACAATGAAGATGCTCAACTTCTTTAACTTTATGAATAAAAGACCATTGAATGTTAGGCTCTCTATTAATTAGCTCTATTTTTCCTGTGGGTTTTTCATCTTGGAATTGTAGTGGCGGAGTTAGGATTGCGCCACCTACTGCGCCTACATTTTTATGAGTGTAGTTAAAAAGATTTTGTAAGACATTGGGTTCAGGTATCGCATCATCATCCACTCGCCATACCCAATCAAATCCCATAGTGTTAGCCATTTGATGAATATAATGCTGACCTTGCTTTCCAGCATAAACCCATTCCCAAGCAATGCCTTTAATAATAAGCATTTGAAAGAAATAGCTATAAACTAATTCTTTTCGCATATCTTGTGGCTCATCGTTATCATCAAAGATAACTAACTTATCAACTTTTTTTGTCTGATTAATTATAGCGTTAAGCGTTAAAGGTAAAGTAGTTTGATAACGACCTCTAGTCGCTATAGAGCATAAAACACTATTCACTATCCCACCTCATAATCATAAGATTAAATTTATTGTTCTCATTAATTTCAGGTAAAGTTTCTAAAATAAATCCATGCTCATTAATATAATTGAATTGAAAGTCAGGAAAGTGTGATTCATTTAGCTGATGAAGTTTATGATGCTCGCCCCAAAATCCTAAAGGCTCATTATGCGGAGTAGTAAGAAGAAGTCTTTTGCAATGCTGTTTAAGTTTTTGTGCTATCTCAAGTCCGTTATCAAGATGCTCAATCAATTCAAAAGCGATGATGGTATCATATTGAGCTAAAGGGTAAGTGTTAATATCAGCGTTTGTAAAAGATGCGTTTAAGCCCCATTCCTGTTCGCGTGCGACCTCTATAATAAGAGGATCGTAATCTAAACCTATATAGTTTGCATTGTTAGGAAGGAATTGAGAGCCGTAACCTGTAGAACAACCTATCTCAAGAATATTCTTGCCTAATAGATTGCGGTTAGCCCATAGATAACGAGTGGTTTCTCTAGGAAAGACTGGATCGCCTTTTAAAAAAACTGCCCGCTCATAATTATTTGTCAATAAAAATCTGTAGTGATTCCGATCATACTTCTTAAAGTATGCTAAAGCATCTTGTGTTATCTTGTCCATGTTAATCCTTTATCTTGGATAAATTGCTAATACCCTGTCATTTAAAGTAGCGCCTGTTGCTAAAGTAAATCCTGATCCACTTGTAACTGTAACATCACTTGCATTAACAAGTATAACACCATTTATTGATACTTGAATTTTTCCACTTGTATAGCTTTGTGTAGTAGTAAATGCAGTTTGTCCTGAAGTTGCAGTAAAAGCATCATATACCAATGTTGGCGAAGCAATATTAATTGTGTTATAAGCAATCGCTTCAACAACATCATTAAGTGTAGCACCTGTAACTAAAGTAAATCCTGTTCCTGTAGTTGCAGTATAATCTGTGCCTAATTTTAGGAATGTTCCGTTTTGGAATACTTCAAGATAACCAACAGTATAAGCAACAGTAAATGCAGTTTGTCCAGCGGTTGCTGCAAATTGAGTTCTAGTATAAGTTGCATTAGGAGCTACACCGCTATAGCCTGAATATCCTGATATACCAGAAAAACCTGACCATCCGCTAACACCTGATCCACTATAACCTGATATGCCAGAATAGCCACTATAACCAGATACACCGCTTCCGCTGTAACCACTATAACCGCTTACTCCGCTACCTGAATAGCCAGAATAGCCAGATAAACCACTACCACTATAGCCACTGTAACCAGAAGTTCCTGATGCACCATTAATTCCTGAATAACCTGAAAAACCACTTGTGCCAACCGCACCACTAAATCCTGAATAACCAGATACACCCGAACCAGAATATCCTGAATAGCCTGATATACCAGAACCGCTATAACCAGAATAACCACTTATTCCAACAGCACCGCTGTAACCTGAATAGCCGCTAACACCACTTCCTGAATAGCCACTGTATCCACTTATGCCTGATGCACCATTAGCTCCACTAAATCCGCTAATACCTGAAGTTCCGTTAATGCCACTAAATCCTGAAAAGCCTTGTTGTCCACTAAAGCCACTGTAACCACTTACACCTGATCCGCTATAACCGCTGTATCCGCTTGCACCTGACGCACCATTAGTTCCATCAATACCTGAATAGCCACTGTATCCACTGATTCCAACTGCGCCACTATAACCTGAATAACCAGAAATACCAGAAGCACCATTAGTTCCATTAGTTCCGCTAAAGCCACTTATTCCGCTTGCGCCATTAATACCACTAAAACCTGATAAACCTTGTTCGCCTGAATAACCAGAGTATCCACTGTATCCACTTATGCCTGGAGTTCCTATTGCACCGCTATATCCGCTATAACCGCTTGTTCCTTGTGCGCCAGAGAATCCGCTATAACCTGAAAATCCACTGTAACCAGATATACCTGATACACCATTAATAAGTGCTAAAATTAAATTATGATTGTTTGCAAAATTTGTAGTGCCTGTTCCGCTACTTGATATTAATGTAACAGGATAAGCCCAATAAGAGGTTGCTAAACCAGCATTGTAATTAGTTGGTGTGCCATTGATTTGCCAAGTTTGAGAATTAATACTTGCGTTTGCATCTTGAACCACAAATTGTTCTGTGTTTGTTAATAGTGATAAATAAATATCTATATCAACATTTTGTTCAGTTAAATGTGAAATATTAACAATAGTTGCACTTGCTTGAGTTGCATTATTCCAACCAATTGCGCCATTGCCTGGATATCCTGAAGTTGTATTTGTGTGAGCATGATATTCAAAATAACTTGATGACTGACCTTGTGCGCCACTAAAGCCCGAATAACCTGAATATCCTGAAAAGCCACTTGTGCTAGTTCCACTGTATCCGCTGATCCCACTGAATCCACTGAATCCTGATATTCCTGACGCGCCAACATTTCCGCTATATCCACTGTATCCCGACAGTCCGCTAGTTCCATTTATTCCTGAATACCCGCTTTCGCCATTAATTCCACTGTATCCTGAAAATCCGCTAATGCCTGAAGTGCCAGAATAACCAGAATAACCGCTGATGCCGCTATAACCGCTTGTGCCATTAATTCCGCTGATACCACTGTAACCAGATTGTCCACTGAATCCACTGTATCCTGAAATACCTACTGCACCACTAAAGCCTGACCAGCCACTAAATCCACTGATACCTGATGCGCCATTTTGTCCGCTATATCCACTTAAACCATTGACACCGCTAAATCCTGAATAACCACTGATTCCTGAAAATCCGCTTATACCAGAATAACCTGAATCGCCAATCGCGCCACTATATCCGCTATAACCACTGTAGCCAGAAATGCCTGATCCAACTTGACCACTAAAGCCACTATAACCTGAAGCTCCGCTTGCGCCACTTTGTCCTGAATAACCACTGATACCTGTTGCACCAGAATAACCTGAATATCCGCTAATTCCTGATGATCCATTTTGACCACTATAACCGCTTATACCTGATACACCTTGTTGTCCACTAAAGCCTGAATAACCTGATATACCACTATAACCGCTATAACCAGATAAACCTGAAACCCCTGCGCCACTATAGCCTGAATAGCCACTGTAACCTGAATAGCCTGATGCGCCTGTGACACCGCGATCAACAACAACAGTCGTTGTAGGTGTTGGAGTTACTTCAACATTAAGAGTAGTGCCTTGAGATAGCGTTACATCGGTGGTATTAACAGATACGGCTATATCATTAGCGGGTGCTGATGTAATCGATAATGTAGCCATATTAATTTATTACGCCATCAGAACGAACCAAGAATAATAAGAAGATGATTGAATCTTGTGCAGGTGTAGTGCCTACTGCTGGGAATGAAATTTTGATACGACCTGAAAAGCCTACACAATTTTCAGCATTAATATCTAATTGAGGATCAGAAGCTATAACACCCCATGAGCCTTCATCAATCACTAAAGTAAATGTTCCTGCGGAATCATTTCTGTTAGCAATAGTAAGAGTAACGGCTGATGGTGCGGGTGTGTAATCTGCTATGTCAAAAGTAAGACCATAACGAGAATCATGGATATTAGTAACAGCTCTGCGAATAATAGATGCATTGATTGTAGCACCTGTTAAATTTACAGGAACATCATTGGATGAAAATACTAGATTCCAATAAGTAGCTTGATTGTAAACAAGTTCGCCAGCAATGATAGGATTATCAAAGCCTGAAACTTGGGCAAGAGTATTTTTGTTAAAGATAGCCATGTTTTCCTCACTAGGTTAATAACGCCCCTATATGCTTACAGAAGGCGAATGGTCTTATCTTATTTATTAATTATACTATAAATTTCATCTATTGTTTCTGTTACTTGCCATGATTGTTGAGTAATAGAATAAATATTTGTAACTGTAATATCATTAGTAGTTGTTTCAAAAACTGCCATAATATGTTCAGGATTAATTAATAATGTTTTATCTTTATATTCTTCTGCTGCATTAGTTAATTTAATCATTATTTAACTTCTACCCAAGATGTAGTTTCTTCATCCCATGAATAAAATTTATTATCAGTTGGATAATCAACAGGTGCTTTCCATTGACAAACTTCTTCATCTAATGTCCATGATGCAAAAGGTTGTGGAGGAATAAAAGCATCTAATGTTTCATCATAAGTATAATTAATTCCAGCATAATTCTTACGAATGTTGCCATTGTAAGATGTTTGTTTCCAAGTTCCACCTAAAAGGTTAGAACAAAATTTAATACCTAATTCTTCTGATTCTTGATTTTTATCATCAAGAATATCTTGATTAGATACTACGATTACTTGAGTTACTACATTATTTTCTAATTTAGCAAAATGTGCCATATTGTTTTCCTTTGTTGTTAAGCTGTATAACTGCCTGAAGCAGTATATGTTAATTTTGTAAAGTTACCTGATGTTGTTACAGTTGGGCTTCCTGTTGTAGTTCCTGTATATTTAGCTGTTAAAATAGATAAAACAACTATGCCACCCGCGCCATTTCCACCATTAGTTGTGGCATAACTAGAACCACCACCACCACTTCCTGTTGATGCAGTAGCATTAACACCAGCACCACCAACACTACCACCATCACCGCCACCACCTGAACCACCTGTTCCTCCAGTAGTATTAGCTGCACCTCCACCACCACCTGCATAAACAGTTGCGCCAGTTATAGTAAATGTAGTTCCTGCTCCACCATTTCCGCCGCCAGTAGATGTTCCTGCTGCACCAGCCGCACTTGCTCCACCACCACCACCTGAACCATATCCAGGTGCAGTAGAAGATGAACCACCACCATTATTTCCTTGTCCTGCTGTGCCTGTTCCTCCCCCCGCAGTAGCTTGACCTCCACCTCCACTACCGCCATTTCCACCAGCAGCAGCTCCACTTAAACCAGCACCATAACCACCGCCAATAGCAGTGCTTGAAATAATACTTATAGAAGAATCAGTTCCAGGACTTGCATTATTTGTTTGACCAACACCACCAACGCCGCCGCCGCCAACTGTAATTGTATAAACAGTTCCAGGAGAAAGTGTAGCAGTAGAATTTATATATCCACCTGCACCACCACCACCACCTTTGCCGCCACTGCCACCTCCGCCGCCAGCGCCACCAGCTATAATTAAATATTCAAATGTGCCTGCTAATGTTCCGCTAGAAGTAAATGTATGTATTGTATTTCCACCTGCTGATGTTACAGTTCCGCCTATGAATAATTGTGAGCCAGCGTATGAAATGATGACTACTCCTGAACCGCCATTACCATTAACTCCTGAAGCTTCACCTGAACCACCACCACCGCCGCCAGTATTTGCAGTTCCTACTGTTGGCGTAGAACTTCCGTTACCACCATTTCCACCGCCACCAGCGCCGCCTGTTCCTGCTGAAGAACCTGTTGCTCCACCACCACCGCCACCACCTGCGTAAGTAACAGAAGTTCCGCTAATAGAAGATGTAGTTCCTGCTCCACCATTACCTCCATTACTTGTGCTTGCATTATTACCTGCTGCACCAGCACCGCCGCCACCGCCTGCTGCACCAGTTGTTCCTAATGTGCCTGTTCCACCTGAATTACCTTGACCTGATACTCCTGTGCCTGCTGATCCTGTTCCAGCGTGTCCTTGACCGCCACCTGAACCACCATTTAGACCTGAATTATTTCCAGTATTGCCACCACCTCCACCACCACCTGTAGAAGTGACAGTTGTAATTCCTGTGCCTGAAATTATTGAATTTGTGCCATTTGAACCTTGAACACCATTATTATTAGTGCCATTTCCGCCTGCTCCAACAGTAATGGTGTATGTAGCAGGATAATAAAGTGTTGTAGATGTAGTTAAAAGTCCGCCTGCACCTCCACCAGCACCTCTATTACC